CCTTCTCCAGCGTTCTTAAAATGTTTTAACAAGTAATAAACATTAAGAGATTCCTCTAATGTTACGTGGTGACATAACTGTTGTAATTTGGTATGATTTTGTACAACAAGGGGAATTCCTTCTGTCTTCTTCCAAGCTCGCTCAAACCTGGGGGACACGTTCAAAGCATAAGATTCCTCTATATACTTGCTTGTGTTCCAATAGGGAGCATGAGAACGGGGGAGATCAAAACGTTGAAGCTTGACCTTCTTTGTTTTGCGTTTAGTGGTGGATTTTTGAACTTTTGGTTTAGCAGCAATAACTGCTCGTCGAAATTCACGTTCCTCCTCAATGAGCTCAGCTTTTGAGGGGACGGGTGGCTGTTCTATGACTACATCTTCTAAGCTATCATAAACTATGTCTTCAGTGTCACTTGAAGTGGCACTAGACGGAAGTCTAACACTAACTACCTTGTCATTGGTAGGGACAGGTAAGTGTAGAACGGGAGGGCTAGGCAAGGGCGTTCGGACAAAGGCTTATCCAAAACGATCTTGAAGGGGAGTCTCAAGTCATCTATGATCATTTCGAGTTCATAGAGAGGGAGCTGGTACAGGTGTGCAATATTATAACCTTTGGAGGTCATGTTGTCGGTAATGCAGGCCTGAGTCTTTCCTTTAAGTTTTTCAAAGTCCTCAATGTATTCATCAGAATTGGTATCTGGGTCTACATTCTTCAGCCATTTCTTGAGAAAGGCTGGAAAGCTTGTGCTGCGTACGGTAACATTATAACGTACTTTTTCGTTGAGGGGGACAATGTCGAAGTTTAATTTTTGTGGGGCCACCACATCGCCTTTATTCTTATTTCGTATAGTTGTAGCCATGGTAAGAGAATAAAGAATTTGTTAATAGGTCTATCCCTACAGTCATCAGACAGGTTTACTTTGAAATCTCTGATTGTCGAAAGTCAGTATATTTTATAGTCATATACACAGATGTCAAAGACTACTGTTCTTTTCCCACATCGCTGAAATACGGTTTGAAAGAGAAATTTAACAAAAGAAATAATAAGTTGTATTCCTTAGCAAGGCAGTGCCAGGGCTACGGCGAACCGCTCCTGGTGAGCTTCACTATCAACTAAGGCTCATTATTCTTTCTCTTTCCACATGGTAATTTCTTAAATAGGTACAAAACAGATTTAAATGCCAGTTGCTTCCAACTCATGGTGCTGGTGGATTCACGGTTCCCCATGAACGCCCATCAGATCCAAGTTTTTGAGGGACAATAAAAGGGGCATATTTAGTAACATTTTGGCCATAAAGGTCTTGAGTTTGACTAAAAGCAGCCTTGGAAATTTTAAATTTTGTGCCAAGAAGATTTTCTCCAGAGAACTGGAAATCCTCACCGGCGCAATATTCAATTTCAAAGATGGCTTGATTAGTTGTGGATGATGAATTAATTGATCCACGGAGCCCAAATGCTATTAAATTGCGTCCAGTTGGAATTTTAACTTCGTTGAAGCGGTCAGGCATTTGTGAGGCTTGATACAATTCTTCAAAAGTATCACGGAAAGGAACAGGATATTCGAAGGGAACTTGCAGTTCGGCGTGTCTCATTTGAGAAAGATCTAAAGTAACATAGTTATTCATCATTTCAGGAAGATATGATAAATCAGCTCTGTTAAATGGTGGCTGCACGGCGAATGGATTGTAAAGTCCAGGAACGTCGGCAACATTTTTGAGCATCGTATAAAATAAGTAACCTTGGGTTGTAAAATTAGTTACAGATCTTATACGATACTTCATTGAGCCACGCCAAAAACGGTATACAGTTGCAAGTGTTGAAAGAATAGGAGGTGGAGAGTGTTGTGAAATGTTTATCGGTGAATCCAATATTGATGGAGTAGTTATAGCTCCATGCACTACGGGCCGAAAAGCATTCCAAATTGCCAAATCGTTAATCCGGTTATCGCTAGTAGCACCAAAATCCCCAGGATAAGGAATAAAGGGCTGTGGTCGTATAAGGAAAAGATAATCCTGATCATTGCCAGTAAATGGCAAATTGATCACGACTCTAAATCCAGTCGGTTGCCATCGATGTATCAAATCATTAAGTCCAAAAATTCGTTGCGTGTTAATCAGAGGAGCAATAGTTATAGGCTGCTCTGGTAACGGTGTTGAGTTGTCCTCTAATTTATTATGTTCAGAAATGTTCATTGTGTTTAAAGTAAGTCGTTATCATTGATCGCGTGTGAGGTAAGGTTTCTAAAATCAGTAATTGTTTGAAAGCTTGATTTGGGATAGGATTTATACAGAACTAAATCAATAGTATCTGGATAAATACTACCAGGTTGTAGTTCTTGAATAATTCTAATAATAATTGTGCCAAAG